CTGACATGATTCAATTAACACATTTAAAACTACAACAAGTAATGTCTAGATTAACACCAGATGGTGTTTATTTAGATGCTGATGGTTTAGCTGAAATTGATTTAGGTAATGGAACTAATTACAATCCACAAGAAGCTTTAAACATGTTTTTCCAGACAGGTTCCGTAATAGGAAGGAGTTTCACATCAGAAGGTGATATGAATCCTGGTAAAGTACCTATTCAAGAAATACAATCTGGATCTGGTGGGCAAAAAATGCAAAGTTTAATAGGCACTTATAATTATTATTTACAAATGATAAGAGATGTCACTGGATTAAATGAAGCTAGAGATGGTAGTATGCCAGATAAGAATGCTTTAGTAGGTGTACAAAAACTTGCTGCAGCAAATTCTAACACCGCCACAAGACATATATTACAATCTGGATTATTTTTAACAGCAGAAATCGCAGAATGTTTATCACTTAGAATATCTGATATTATAGAATACTCTCCAACAAAAGACGCTTTTATTCAAGCTATTGGGGCACATAATGTAGCAACATTAGATGAAATGAAAAATCTTCATTTATATGATTTTGGTATATTTATAGAATTACAACCAGATGAAGAAGAAAAACAATTGTTAGAAAATAACATTCAAATGGCATTGCAACAACAAAATATAGAACTTGAAGATGCCATTGATCTTAGAGAAATTAAAAATATTAAACTTGCTAATCAACTTCTAAAAATACGTAGAAAGAAAAAGCAAGAAAGAGATAGGCAATTACAATTAGAAAATATTCAAGCACAAACAGAATCTAACACACAAGCCGCTCAAGCTGCCGCTCAAGTAGAAATGCAAAAAAATCAAGCCAAAACTCAAGCTGAAGGTCAGTTAGAACAAATGAAAGCACAAATCGATTCTCAAAAAATGCAACAAGAAGTTATGCATAAAAAAGAATTAATGGCGCTAGAATTCCAATACAACATGCAACTTAAAGGAATTGAAGTTGATGGCATGAAACAAAGAGAGAAACAGAAAGAAGATCGCAAAGACGAAAGAACAAAAATCCAAGCATCTCAACAATCAGAGATGATTGAACAAAGAAATAGTGGAAAACCACCTAAAAACTTTGAGTCAGCAGGTAATGATACCTTAGGTGGCGGATTTGATTTAGGTGCATTTGAACCTAGTTAAATTTTTTATTAATTATTATTATATTATATTATGGAAGAAAAGAAAACAGAGATAGTAGAAGAGGCTATCGAACAACCAAAAGTAGATGATACAGTCGAAAAAATTAAAGTGAAGAAGAAACCAACAATGAAAAAGATTAGTCAAGACGACGAACCTATCAAAGTTGATTTAAGTAAACCTCCTAAAACAGAGGAAAATGAACAACCAGTTGATAACACAAAAACCGAGGATGTTCAAGAAAAGATCATTGAAGAAACAACTGATAAAGAAGAGGTTGTTGAACGATCTACAGAAGAAAACACTGAACAACCTGTTTTAGAGGAAATTACAGATGAAGAAGTAGAGGAAACAGTTGAAGAATTAGAAGAGCAAGTTGAAGAAGCTGTTGCTGAAGCTGAAGCCACTGGAAAACCAATCCCTGAAAACATCCAAAAACTAATGGATTTCATGGAAGAAACCGGTGGAGATTTAGATGACTACGTAAAGCTTAATCAAGATTATAGTAAATTAGATGATCAAAATTTATTATACGAATACTACAAGCAAACAAAACCTCATTTAAATAATGAAGAAATTAACTTCCTTATGGAAGATTCGTTCTCTTATGATGAAGAAGTAGATGAAGAAAGAGATATACGAAGAAAAAAATTAGCGTTAAAAGAGCAAGTTGCCAACGCTAGAGCCCATCTGGACGGGCAAAAGTCCAAATACTATGAAGATATCAAAGCTGGGTCAAAGTTGACTCAAGAACAACAAAAAGCAATTGATTTCTTTGATAGATACAACAAGGAGTCAGAGGTAACTCAAAAAGCAGCAAAAACAAATTCTGATATTTTTACGCAAAAAACTGAAAAAGTTTTTAACGACAAGTTCAAAGGTTTTGAATATAACGTCGGTGATAAAAGATACAGGTTTAATGTAAATAATGCTGAAGAGGTTAAAAACACCCAAAGTGATTTAAACAATTTTACCAAAAAGTTTTTGGATAAAAAAATGGGTTTAAAGGATGCTAAGGGTTATCATAAATCTCTATTTACAGCAATGAACGCAGATGCTGTTGCTAATCACTTTTATGAACAAGGAAAAGCAGATGCTATGAAAAATAGTGTTGCTAAAGCCAAAAACGTGAATATGGATCCAAGGCAAGCCCATGGAACTATTGAAGCAGGTGGTATGAAGTTTAAAGTGCTAGGTGATGATTCCACTGATTTTAAGTTTAAAATTAAAAACAAAAATAAATAACAAATTTAAAACAAATTTAAAATGGCAATTACAAGTGCAAGTGCACCGGATGCTGCCCCAAGGAAACAAACGTTAAGCGGAAACTACGTTGATTTTACTGGAGCTGGTAGCGCGTGGGCACAACAATACTTACCAGATCTTATGGAGAAAGAAGCAGAGATCTTTGGTAAAAGAACGGTTGCAGGATTTTTATCTCAAGTTGGAGCTGAAGAAGCTTCTAACTCTGATAGAGTCGTGTGGTCAGAACAAGGTAGATTACATCTATCTTATAAAGCAACATATACATCTACTCATATATTAACTATTACTAAAGATATTGACGGAAACGCTTTGACTACTAATAGTGGTATTAGAGTTGGTGATACAGTTGTTGTAACTTCATCTGCTGGTAATACAGCAAAATGTCACGTACAAGCAGTTGACGATTCGAACAATCAAATTACTATGTATCCTTATTCAGCCGCTGATTTAGGCACTGCTATCGGTACCGCGACTACAGCTGATATGTTGAGAGTTCTAGTCTATGGTTCAGAGCATGCTAAGGGTACTGCTGCAAAAGCTGAGGCTAATCAACCTACTTTCAAGTCACATTTCAATAAACACATCATTTTAAAAGATTTCTACGAAATATCTGGATCTGATGCTGGAAATATTGGTTGGGTTGAAGTAGCTGGTGAAGACGGACAAAGTGGATATCTTTGGTATTTAAAGGCCGAAGGTGATACTAGAGCTAGATTTACTGATTATATGGAAATGGCTTTATTAGAAGGTGAATTAGCTGTAGCAGGTTCTGTTGTAGAAAACACATCTATGGGACTAGACGCTTCTACTACTGGTTACGATGCTGGTACAGAAGGTTTGTTTAAAGCTGTGACTACAAGAGGTCACCAAACTACTGGTATTACTGGTGTTAACGCGGCTACTGATTTAGCTGAATTTGACGCTGCTTTAGCAGTATTTGATCAAAATGGAGCAATTGAAGAAAACATGATGTTTGTTAATAGAGGCGCTTCGCTTGCTATTGATGACATGTTAGCTTCTATGAATTCTTACGGAGCTGGTGGTACTTCTTATGGGGTATTTAACAACTCAGAAGACATGGCTTTGAACTTAGGTTTTTCTGGTTTTAGACGTGGATCTTACGATTTCTACAAATCTGACATGAAATATTTAAATGATCAAGCTTTACGTGGTGGTTTAAATGATACTGTTAATGCGATTAGAGGAGTTATAATTCCTGCTGGAGTATCTTCAGTTTACGATGAGCAATTAGGGAAAAATCTTAAAAGACCTTTCTTACACGTTCGTTATAAAACTTCTGAAGCTGATGACCGCAAATTAAAAACATGGATCACGGGTTCTGTTGGAGCTGCAACTACTGGTAAAGATGTGATGGAAGTACATTACTTATCTGAAAGATGTTTAATTACACAAGGAGCTAATAACTTCATGTTAATGAACTAGGCACAATTATTTTAAAGAGACTGGGATTAATTTCCCAGTCCCTTTATTTTTATTAATTTTATTATATATTATATTATGGCAAAGAAAAAAGAAACAAAAAAAGAAGTAGTAACTGAAGAAGTTGCTCAGGTTGTAGAACAACCAAAAGTTGTTGTTAAAGAAAAACCTTTAGCAACTCCTAAAAAAGATACTTGGGAAATTAAAGATAGAACGTATAATTTGACTAAAGGTAGATCTCCTTTAACTTATTTAATAAGAGGTAGTAATATCCATTGGTTCGACGAAAACAAAGGTTATGAAAGAGAGTTAAAATATACTTCTAACCAAAGAACATGTTTTGTAGATGAGATGGTTGGAGAGCAAAGATTAGAGCATATTATTTTTCAAAATGGATCTCTATATGTTCCTAAAAATAAAACAATTTTACAAAAACTACTATCTTTGTATCACCCGCATAAAGATAGGTTATTTGAAGAACATAAACCAGCTCAAATAGCAGCTAGTGAAATTGATGTACTAGAAATGGAGATAGAAGCGTTAAACGCTGCACAAAATCTAGATATCGATATGGCAGAGGCGGTTATGAGAGTAGAGGTTGGCTCTGGTGTATCTAACATGAGTTCTAAGGAGCTTAAAAGAGATTTGTTATTGTATGCTAAAAGAAATCCTGAATTGTTCTTAGAATTAGTTAACGATGAAAATGTTGTTCTTAGGAACTTTG